TAAATCACTTGTCCGAAAAAATCACCAGCATATGCCGCACCATATTGGATTTTCTGTGGTTCACCTTCTGTACGACCGGCTAGTTGTATAACGCTACCATCCTCAGTTCGAGTCAATAGAGTCACTACACACTGAGATACAGATTCCACTGGGAACCATTTGAGTATGTTCCGCATGCTCCCGGAATCATGAACGTAAACAATACGTAAGTCATGACCAGGTATTTTAACACTATGCGAAAAATGCACCATATGTTCTCTCTGGCGAGCATTATCATCTGGAGGCCCACTGAAAGTGGTATAATGCATCTGCTGCTTATACTCACCATTTGAATTTTTCCAATGGTGATCTACAGTTAACAAGTGCTTATCGCATAAGAATAAGCCGTGTGTCCAAGATGTCTTTTCGACCCCATTATGATCACGGCCTTCCCATCGTATACGAACCAAAGAGCGAGAGCGTATCAAGTTTTGTACAAGATTATCTGGGGTAGCTGTGATAATATCACCACCCAGACTTGGTTTGACGTATTCTTTTTTCCACATATTAAAACCACTTTCTCTCTTCTCCACTTCAGTGACATTTTCTGGTCGCAAAGCAGATTCCGGTTTTATTCGAGAGAAAAAAGCAGCGAGCGCAGAACTCGATCGAGCTACGAGTCTAAGCCCGGCATAAGCCGCTATTGACCACCCTAGAATCTTGAGGCAAGCACTAAGTTTTTCGTCTCTGATCTTCCGAATCGTCTGATGTAAGCATCCTCTTTCTTTCATTATCCTCTGATGTATGTAATACTTACATGCCGTAGCAAGTGATAAGCACGACATAATAATAAATAAAATGCAAATAAGGGCAGAAAGAAGGGGGATGTATCCAGACAAACACAGTCCTATCACCACTAGTGTAGAACCTGTCAAGGTTGTCAACATCAAATTTGTAAAACGATTCAGAAAGAAACGTACTCCAAATAAATAGTATATAAAGTACCACATGTATAAGCGTGGTTGTCCACTATCATGATACAACCAACTCTGGGGCATATAAGTGGTAATCTTAGAATAAGGTGAGCTCCACAACCACTGCAAATATTTATAATATATACATGTGTCTATTAACCCACCTTCACCTACAAGTGGTTGAAATGCACTTATTACATACTGCTGCCCTCGAGTGAAACAAGCAGATATAGCAACCTCACTAGCTGAATCTATTGTAAGATTTACAGCTTGTGATAGAATACTTTCCGGGGTTGGACAGCCACAGGCACACGTTGGCATGTCACAAAGTTTACACAGTTTGATAGGGCCTGTGTTTCTTGCATTGTTCTCAACGCATTTCTTCTGTCCTTCATAATATTGGCGTGCGTTCGGAATGTACCATTTAGCAAATTGCTGTATGGAGACCCCGCCTTGTAAGCATGGATCTGCATACACTCTCTTGTGTATATCGGATCCATCAGCTGCCATATCATAATGTAATTTCTCAACATGAAGAATCCAAAAATCAGGCAACTCACTTTGATCAGGGTGTTCTTCCAACCATGCGTTGCACTTATTCTGATCCATCATGTGAGAACCAGACACTCGAAATTCTTTCTTGACTTCAGGTCTTATTTGTAAACGAATACGCCTATATATAGAATTGGGTTTATTGGAGTAAATACCTGCTTCTAAATCTTCCTTATTTGTGGTCAAACCAACCATTTTGGGTTCCACTCGCACCTTACCTTTTTTGTGCGCTTCGGCTTGTGGTGCCGACATAGGAAAAGGATTTATGACCTCTTGGATAACTTTACATGGACTGATTTCCACAAAAGCACTCTTGGTGTTACAAACATCGTCCATAATCATGGCAATGAACTCAGATTTCCATTTGGACATAAACTTATCAGAAGGATCATACATGCCAACCAAATCGTCTGAATACTCCTCGCCAATTGCGGCAAAAAACAACTTCATAATTATCTTAAGGAGACTGGATTTACCAATTGATGTGTCACCATATAACATAACTGATTCTGGTGTTATCCGCAAACCAGCACCACTCCTAAAGGCGTGGAATTGATTAACAAACATCTTGATTTTCCTCCTATATTGTCCTAAGAGCGTTTTACTTTGCAGATCTTCCGCGCAAGCGTGTAAATGATCTATTTTCTCTTCACTTTTCGCTAATAGACGACCATAGTGGTCCTCATCATAACCGGTGCAAGCTTTATAATTTCCGCATTCGATATTATCAATGTGTTTCTCTAAATAGAAGAAATCACGTTCGAACTGTGTGATTTCATCTTCCGTTTCAAATAAGGGTTCCACTGATTTCTGTAGAAAACACTGATAACCCATTTCCACAAAAAACACAATACTATCAAAAGCAGCTGTTATAATATTTGATGCGCTTGCGGTTTTGTCCAAAGCCTTGGCTTTGAATATACTCAACCCACCAATACTCCAACTAAGAGTACGAGAATTGCATAATTGCATTGTTATAAGGCAACTAATCAGAAAATTCAAATGTTTCAAGACCTGGCTCCGCTGTAAGCTCTTCCAGTTAGTGAGTGAACTCCGTAATAACTCAACAAAATCGCACCCAGATTCTGGAATGACTTGCTCATTGTAAAGATCAAACATGGTCTTAACCTGCTGTATGACACTGACTCCTACAATCTCATGTGTACAGTCGGTGACATGCAATATTAATTGACTCATATTAGTGCATTCGAATAGTCGGATGAAATGAAAAATACACCTTTCAATTTGATATAGATCGCGTCTACTCCCCAAAGTGGATGCAGCATCATCGAACATCTTTGATATATCAGCCATTAATTCCACCATAGCATCCCAGGAAAACAACTCCATTGATTCGGGATGTATGGGTTCTTGTAAAGAATCAAGCGGATCCGCATTC